AGACACCGGCGCAAGCGCGCCGGTTTTGAGGCGCTTTTCAAGCGCGGGGCGAAGTGCCATATAAACCAGCGCCTTCAGTTCATCATCCAGAATGATGTCACCATTAATCGTGACGATTGTTGCCATGGTAGAAAGCTGCTTGTGCAGCTCCATCATTTTGTAACTCAGATCAAGTTTTGAAGCTTTCATTTAGCACCTCCTTTTGGTGTGAATTAATTATAGCGCTGCACTAAAGTTTTGTGCAAGCTTTTTTTTCACCAAAAGATTAAAAGATTTTAAAGCATTTGGGCGTTGCCCTTCGGGCCGAGCTGAAGCCCTAACGCTCTTGCCCTCCGGGCGCTGCTTCGCCTTTTCAAAAGCGAAACAAAAACACGTTTCACTTTTGAAAATTCCCCTTTAAACACCAGACAACAAAAAAGGGCGGTAAACGCCCTTTTTTGAATTTTGAAGCCGCAAGCGGCTATAAGTTGCGCGACCGCCGCAAGCGGCTAAATCGCGCACCACGGGGCATCCTGCCCCGGCCCCCTGATTTAGCTGCTCGGCTTTGCCTCGACAGCAGAAGCCGGTTGATCAGTAGGAAGTGTTTCAGGCTTCTGTTCAGCCTTCACGCGCGCAGCTTCGAGATAATCCGAGTAGCTGCGCATTGCAACAACCGACTCAGCCACCAGCTCAGTAAGATCACGATTGAGCGCGGACACATCATCATAAACGCCTTGCTTCATTACCGGAGGTAAAAACCCGGTTTTTTCATAGCGCGCAATGATCTTGTTGATATCACACGCATCCGCATCCGCCTGGATTGTCTTTGATTCACCAACAGGTTTGGCCTGGACACGCAACCGCTCGCCGGGCTGCATGCAGAACGGAGTTTCGATCAAATGCTCAACATCATGATACCGATTCATTTCACCATTAATCGACATAAAATCACCTTTTGTGTAAGAACGTTGCAGGACGATCAGCGCCTTTATTCCAGCGCCACAAGTTTTGATACCACTCCCATGCGCCCTTGGCAGAATTTTTTGCCTCAGCAGCATGATCTGGAAGGCGTTCGACAAAATTCTTAACCGTAGACTTTCCGGACTGAACAGCGCCGGGAATTTCTTCGAGCACTTTTTCAACAAACGGTTTTGCTGCCGTATACGCAGCCCTTGTAACCTCCAGCATATCAGCCTCGGCCTTTTGCGCGCGCGACTGCTCTGACATATAAATTTCACGCTGCAATGACTCGGCTTTCTGCTGATTCATAAGCTCACGCTCGGCTTTCTTGTTTTCCACCTCCTCCACAGATACAGCAGCATCCGTAGCAGTTTTGTTAGTCTGAACACGAACCTGATCCTGTTGTTCACGCAACAATTTCAATTCCTCATTAAGCCGAATCTTAGACGTCGCAGCGTTAACAGCCTCCGGAACACCAGCATTTTCATTTTGCATAACAGCGCTGGATCCCGCTGGAGACGATGCAGGATTGCCAAGCGCTAAAATACGATTCAACCCAGCCGCCTTGAGATCAGTAGCCGCTCTACGATAAGCCGTATTCGACATTTCACGCTGAAAATCCATCTGCTCCCGTGCTATAGCAAGATTCGCAGCATTAGCATCCTTTTGCCCTTCACGACCAATTAAGCCGCCAACAATGTTGGCGGCAGCTCCAATACCCGCAGAAATGAGACTCATAGAAACCTCAGAAATGATCAATAAGCCCTGGAACAGAATAAACAGGCATGGGACGATCACACTTCAGATCAAACCAGGCATCACACAAGAAATGTGGCTCAGCAGGCACGGCAATGCAACGATCAATAGGCGGATTGTCCTCAATAAACGACTCATTAAGAACAGGCGCCGCCGAAAAATCCTGGGCACAATGCCAGACGTCCAGGCTAGACGCTACATCGGAGTTAAACATGCCTGTAATACGCGACGGTTTGTAACGATATTCCGCGTAACGTTCCTGGTAACCGAAAACCGTCTCATCGCCGGCCGGAACACCGGTAATAAAAATTTCCCGACGCAACACAGTTTGCTCGCCAAGATGCACTAGGGCTGGCCAATAAAAATCGTAACGCGTACGGCGAAACCAAAAACGCTCAACACCCTGCTGATAAGTAAGATCGGCGCGAGCAGAAACCAACCCGATAATAACACCGTGTTCCTCGAAAGACTTCTGAAAACCACCGTTATTGACGCCAGTACCAAAAGCAGCAAGGTTTCCTTGAGGTGTAGTACCAGTAATAGCAGTTTGAGGAACGCTGTTGATATTCACGCGCGTAGTTCCACCACCCAAATATTCAGGACGCTGCAACCGAGCGTCAGAAGACGACACACCGAAATGAGCCAATATAATCTCGGTGTAACGGGTACCACCACGAGCATCACGCTCCAACAACCGCTGGATCTGAAACGCAGTGCGCAACGAATTAATATCAATAGACGACGCTGAAGACAAATCAGCGTAAAGGTTAGAAGGATAAACTTGAGCAGTACCAGCTCCAGGCGCAGTACCAGAAATAGAAGTGCCAAATGACGGAGATGCATTTGATCCAAGCATGCCGGCTACAGCATTCGAACCATCTGACGCATTATTCCAGAACAGAGTGCTACGCGCACCAGAAACAGTATCACTCGAGGAAGTGAGAACAGGAGCCTGACTACCAATAGGTACAACCACCGGCGAGCCTTTCTGCGCCCAAGGCAAACATGACGTAAAATAATCATGACGTTTACCACGACGCCGCAAAACATAGTTCGCAAGAACGTCAGGACCATCACCAGTATTAACCACAAGCGAATTAACCAGGTTTTGGTCTCGATACCACTCGTTGTAAATCAGATTGTACGCACGAAACGGCAGAGCGTTAACGTTAACAACGGTCGCGCTAGCGCGAGTCGGGATACCGAAATAGCAAGCCAAATGATCAGCCGCTAAATTCAGCGGCACAGGAACCGTAGGAATAGTGAAAACGGTAGAATCACCTGGATTAGTCTGTTCTCCATTAAACTTTTTCCAGTTGCTCCACAACAGGCGGTAAGGGACAAACCAAAAATGGGAATCCAGGTAAATGTTATCCATAATCGGCTTGATCGGAGTAGCAAGCCGGCAAAAAAACGTCGCCCGCATAGTGAAAGTATCACCAGGCAACACTTCATCAACATAAACCGGCACAAGATAGCCGGCGTCAAACGTAGTCTTGAGACCGTGCGACCGGTCAAAACGAGAACGGGGAATTTCAGCGCGCGGAACAAAAGAAAAATGTTGCTGAGAATTCATTACAGACGGCTGAACAAACGGTTTATCAAACATTGGCCTGGACCTCATCGGAAGAAATTTGATCTTTCACGGAATCGTCATGCTCAGCGACAAACTGAATAAATTTCGGCAACTCGACAATGGGCAATCTTGAACAAATAATGACAGTTGACCCATCTTTGGGAACCTCTTGCGTTAAAACCAAAACACAATGATCATCCGGATTGGCACCCTCAGCAGAAAACGCACGCTGAAGCAATGACACTAAAAACGGGGGAGTACCCGACAGTGGTTCGGAGCGCTCTCCAGTAGTCTTGTGTACCAACTGAACAGTCATGTCGTAAGCCAGTAAATTAAAAACAGGCTGAATCGTCTTTTCGTTCACTTTATTTTCTCCTTAAGTTTGCGCTCATATAGGCGCTGTTTGAGGTAGACCTCCTTAGCGGCGGCCTCCCGGTAAATTTCAAAAAAACCCTGCTCCCGTAGCCGCTTCTCAACCTTAGCCTTGCGCATCTGTTTAACGTGGAACAATTCATACTCCATCCAAGATAAATAACGAGGTGGCACAGCTTCCTCTTTGCCCTCGATAACGACGAAACCATTATTAGCCACATCTTTCCAATATTTCTGAATCCAACGGTAGCCAATTCCACCGTCTGGACGACGACCGCGTGACATGAGGCAAAATGTATCCGCGTCGCCTATCTTTTTATTAACATATCCGGCGACGTAACAGCAGGACGCCATAGTAACAGGCGCGCATGAAACAAGACCTGCCCCCCACGCTTCCGCAAGCTCAGGGTTACAGAACAGATTTTCGTTAATCTGTATATTTTTATACGACAGGAAATCCTGACCAAAAATAAGCGCGTGATAATGCGGACGACGAGTGCTGCCACCATACTCACCACACGCAAAATAGCGGAAATCGTATTCATGACGAAGCCTCTTGAAAAAATCCTGTAAATGCTTTTTGTGTATTTTTCCGTCGCCAAGATGCTTATCATCCAGCGTCAACGTAAGGAACGCGTTTTGATCATATAAACTGGATTCTTGATAACACCGAATAGCCCACATGCGGGACACATCGGCTCTACAGCCGTCGCATTTGCCGCAAGGCACCTGGAGGGCCTGATCGGAAAATCCTTGACTCCGGTTAAACACCAAGGAGCGCTTGCCAGTTTCAAGATTAACACGTTTCGCCCTCCAGGCATCTCGCGGGTAAAAGCAGCCCATTAGAACCGAATACCTCCACGGAAAGGCATATAACGATTGCTGCGGTGCGAGCGCGTTGCGCTCCGTGTGAAATTGCCATTACCAGTCGGTTTGCGTTTCATTTGACACCTCCAAAAGTGTCGTTGTCAGTGAGACGAGAAGGATCAAGTGCCGTTCTCGTCTCACACGTTATCATGGATTTTCAAAGGGCGCAACAAGCTTGCGCTTACCACTTTTGGACAATGCACCCGTGGGTTGCGCAGACTGATCTGACGCTGCAGTACCATGGATCGATGCACCATTTTCCACAGACTGTTGAACCTTTTTTTCCTGTTCGGTGTCCTTTAAAATATCACCGGCTCCGACAGTATATTGACGGTCGATTTCCTCTAACAGATCAAGCTGATTTTCGGTGCCATCCTGGATGAATTCGCCATTGACAGACACCGGCGCAAGCGCGCCGGTTTTGAGGCGCTTTTCAAGCGCGGGGCGAAGTGCCATATAAACCAGCGCCTTCAGTTCATCATCCAGAATGATGTC